TACTTGCCTATCGAAACACTGTATGAACATCTTCCAACCATAGATAGGATAAGCTTAAAGAGAGTAATCTTTGATATTTCCCAGAGTCGATATGGGGCTTTATTTTTAATTGATAAAGAAGAAAAACTTTGGGGTATTTTTACAGATGGTGATCTTAGAAGAATTTTAGAACACCCAGACATTAATCTAGATCAATTTAGTATAACCGCAAAAGATGTGACACATCCTCCAAGAACAATTCCTAAAAAAGCATTAGCAATAAATGCTTTACGAATGATGGAAAAAGAACCCAAAATAACAGTGCTTCCTGTAATAGATACTCAAAACCATTTAATTGGAGCAATTCATATTCACGACTTGATTAAAGCAGGTATTTCGTAGTATACTTTTATTGGGGTTGCGGTCAACAACTCCTCCTTTCGTGGAAATGGCCCAGAAGACTTTGTACCCTTCTGGGCCATTTTTGTATTGTGATATAATACAAGTGATATGGAAATAGAGAAATATGGCATTACAGGACAGCAATATAGATTTGTTCAGTATTATGCCAAACACCTAAATGCCTCTAAAGCAGCAGAAGAAGCGGGCTATTCCAAAGGAATGGGCACCGCTCTTATGTCCCGTCCAAATATTCTTGACGCAATTGAAGCCTTCGTTCAAGAAGTAGACGATGAAAATACTATGTCTGCAAAAGAAACTATTAGAGAACTCGCTTTAATTGCTAAAACGAAAATGTCCGATTTACATGAATTACCAGAAAACATATCAGATGAAGCCGCTGGTGCAATTCAAGAAATCGAACTAACTTCGGATGGAAAAATTAAAAAAATAAAAACATATAGCAGACTTGATGCTATAGATAAAATAGCCCGTATACATGGGCTATATGTCCAAAAACACGAACACTCAGGCCCTAGAGGTAAGGCTATTGAAATTGAACACACATATCAAAACATGGATCTTCTTATCGAGAAGATGGATGAAATAATTCAAAAAAGACCTAAGCAAGCTGAGGTTATAGATATAACTAATGAGTGAACACTGGATTTCTCCAGAAGGCGCAGCACAATATCTTTATAAAGCATATGAAAAAATAGGAATTGATATTACTTACGAAAGAATCCTAAAACTTATCCTACAAAAATGTGAAACAGGAGAACTTGCGTGCATCTATTTACAAAAATATATGTGCGACAAGGCTAATTTAAATTAATGTGTTTATACAAACCAACAGAGCATATTAATTACGTTGCAAAATGTGAGTACTGTGATATTGAATCTGTTCCTCTTTCAAATAATCATCATGTAGCTATTTACAAACTTATGGATAAATATAATTGGATTGTATATAACGACTTGAAGTCAACTTTTTGTTGTGAAAAATGTCTTGATAACCATGAGATTCTTCACATTGAAGATATATTAAATGAAGAATGAAAAATTTCTGGAAAAATTTCAAGAACTCTCCAAAGACGAAAAAAAAGAGATCATACCTCTTTTATCTCCTGAAGACTTTGCGGAGGTTGGAAGTCAACTACGTAGTAGTATCGGAAGAGAAGATCCTGTTTGGTGGATAGAAAATACTTTTAAAGTAAGGCTTTGGCAAAAACAAAAAGAAATTGTTGAAGCGGTCAATAAATATCCACGAGTTACTGTTAAATCTTGCCACAGTTCAGGAAAAAGCTTTATAGCGGCACACATAGTTATTTGTTTTTTAGAGTGCCATGAGAATAGTGTTGTTATTACCACAGCCCCCACATTCAGACAAGTTAAAAAGGTTCTTTGGCAAGAAATTAGAAGTGCATATAAAAAAGCAGCTAGGGAAAATTTAGTTAAACTTGATACAGATAAACACTAGTTAATTACAGAAGCCAATGTAGATGATAAGTGGTATACCTTTGGATTTTCAACGGATGATCCTGACGCTTTCAACGGTATTCATGCAAAAGATATATTAGTTATTTTTGATGAAGCTTCTGGCATACCTCCCGCCATTTGGGAATCTGCTAAAGGCGTACTCAGTAGTACAAACGCACATCTTTTAGCAATAGGAAATCCTACAGATCCTTCAAGTGTTTTTGCACTGGAATTTAAAGAAAAGGCTTATTCACATAAAATAAGAATAAGTGCCTATGATACTCCCAATTTAACGGCCTTTGGAATTACAGAGCAGCACATAGCCGAATCAGATTATGACTACAGCAAAATAGAACAAATGATCACCGGACCAATGCCCTTTCCAGCACTAGCCTCGCCTTTTTTTGTTTGGGACTCTTATCATTCGTGGGGGCCAAATTCACCCGCGTATTCCGCACGAGTACTTGGGGAATTTCCAGAACAAGGCGAAGACACACTTATTCAATTAGGCTGGATTGAAGCTGCATGTGAAAGAGTACTTAAACCCTCGTTCCCACGCGAAATGTCCCTGGACGTGGCTTACATGGGTTCAGATGATTCTGTATTGGCCTATCGCCAAGGCGACTATGCCCGAATTATTGATAGTTGGGTTAAGCAGGATACAACAGAATCTGCACACAGAGCAGCAGCACACATGTTAAGTTTTGGCGCGGAAATCATTAAGGTAGATATTATTGGTTATGGAGCAGGTGTTGCTGAACAACTAGAACAAATAACTAGCATTGGCAAAAGTAAAGTACAAAAAATAAATGTATCTGAAGCCGCCACAAAGCCTTCTTTTAGTGAAGACATGGAAAAGTATCACGAAAAACAATTTTTTAACTATAGGGCAGAATTATTTTGGCTATTGCGCGAACGCTTTGAACAGGGTCGTATAGATATTGATCCTTTTGATGAAGACCTTAAAACAGAACTTTCTATGATTAAGTATAAAATTAATAATTCTGGTAAAATTCAAATAGAATCTAAAGACGATATGCGTAAGCGTCTACGAAAAAGTCCCGATAGAGCCGATGCTTTAGCCTATCTTTTTGCTGAAAAACGTCAAAAAAGCATTCCAATTGTAGGATTATCCAAAGATTTAATAAGAAAAAGCCAATGGAGACGACCTTCCAGTGTGATATAATATTAAACTATGGCAGATCATCCAAAAGAACATAACACTCATCATAATCACAATATCAATCTAGGAGGTACTTTTACAGAAATTGGTCGTACAGGACTTCGTGCGGCTGGTGGTAGGGTTCATGAAGAATTTCTTAGAGAATTAAGAAGTCCTCGTTCTAGAGTAGCTGTTTTTACTGAAATGGTGGACAATGAGCCTCTTATTTCAGGAACGTATTTTGCAATTAAACAGCTTATTAAGCGAGCAACTTGGTTTGTAAAGCCGGGTGGAAATAAGCTTAAAGATAAAAATGCAGCGCTTTTCTTAGAATCCTGCATGGATGATATGAATGTATCTTGGGAAGATACACTCGATGAAATTTTAAGTTTTATTCCATATGGCTATAGTGTTCATGAAATTGTATATAAAAGACGGCAAGGTCCGTTTAATCCAGACCCCATGTTTAGATCACAGCACACAGATGGACGAATTGGTTGGCGTAAACTACCTATTCGTGCTCAAGAAACAATAGAAAAATGGATTTTTACAGAAGATGGTGGAATTGCAGGAGTCATACAAAATGCGCCGAATCATACACAGAATTTGGGAATTCCTATTCAAAAACTTTTATTATTCAGAACGGTAAATTATAAAAATAATCCCGAAGGACGAAGTATTTTCAGAGCAAGTTATGTTCCTTATTACTATAAGAAACGAATTCAAAATATAGAAGCAATAGGCATTGAAAGAGAATTAGGCGGCCTTCCTCATGCAACCGTCCCTGGTAAAATTATGGGAACTAATGCTAGTGAAGAAGAAGCCGCAGTCTATGAAGATTTTAAAGATCTTGTACGTAATGTAAGGGTGGATGATCAAGCAGGAGTCATTACACCAAGTGACACAGATGAAAAAGGTAAGCTTCTTTATGACTTCAAATTAACAAGTACTAACGGACGAAGGGCTATTGATACAGAAGAAGTATTGGCCCGATTGAATAGAGAAATATTAATTACTGTAATGGCTGATTTCCTCCTCCTGGGACATGAATCTGTAGGGTCATTCGCTTTGTCCAGCGATAAAACCCGCCTATTTTCCACAGCGGTAGCTGGATTCATGTCTCAGGTTAAATCAATTTTTAATAGACATGCAGTACCAAGGCTGTTTGAATTAAATAATATTCGAGTAGATAAATTACCTACTATAGAGCACAGCGACATAGAAACAGAACCTTTAGGAGATATTGCACAAGCCATTAAGTGGCTGAGTGAAGCTGGAGTAGACTTCAGTAATCAAGATATGGCAGATGAGCTATTTAGACGAGCAGGCTTAAAGACAAACGCTAAGATTATTAAACCTCCAACGCCAGAACCCGGTGCTCAAACTAGGAAACCTAAACAATAATATGGAACTATTTTATGTAGATCTATTAAAACAATCTCCAGGCTTAATAACATGTGTTATTATAGTTACATTGTTTTTGAAGTTTGTAAGTAAATCGAATAAAGATCATACGAAATTACAAACAGAAACAATGATAATAATTAAAGAAAACAGTAAAGTTATAGGTCAGACAAAAGAAGTATTATCAAAAGTAGAGTCTCATTTAGTAGAGGTTAAATATGCCGCAAAATAAGTTAAGCATGGAAAAATTTGAGCGTAAGGTTGAATTCTTAAAAATTGATGTAGATCAGCGCAAAGTCTGGGGTATTTTCTCGGTGTCTAAGATAGGGGATAAGCTTCTAGTAGATAGCCAAAACGATGTAATCGAACCCCATGAATTAGAGAAAGCGGCCCACGATTTTGTACTAAATACCAACAAATCTACCCAAGGTATGGGCGATTCTCACAACAGGCTTCAAGTGGGCCAACTCATTGAATCCTTTGTACTTACGCAAGAAAAGGCTGAATTTTTAGAGAAATCTCTACAAGAAATAGGTGCAGAAGCGACTATTAAACCTGGGGCTGATATTTGGTTTGGAGGATTTTATGTTTCAGACGACAAAACCTGGGATTTAATTAAATCTGGAGACTATGAAAGTTTCTCTATAGGAGGAGAAGCAAATAAAGTAGAATTGGCATAATTCCTGTGATATAATTATTTAACACTAAACTAGCTAACTAAAACTTATGGCTATCTTTTAAAGATAGCCCTATTTTTTTTGTTTAGGAGTATTTATGCCTACTTTTGAAAGAACAAATTTAGAGATTAATGAAATCTCTGCTTGTAAGAAAGGGGCAAATCCTGGTGCCAAGATATTCTTATTTAAAGCAGACAACGAGGAGAAAAAAATGTTGGATGTGGAAAAAATTGAGGATGATAAGCTGAAGAAAGAAGTTGAAGAGTTTCTTAAGGAACAAGAAAAACTTCAAACACAGCTTGAAACTCTTCAAAAGGAACACGACGAATTGAAAGAACAAGTTAAAAAGGAAGAAGAAACAATCGAAGATAAGGTTGAAGATCTTCCTGAAGATATGAAGAAAGCCTGGAGTGAAACTCAGGAACAAATTAAAAAGGCCGAAGAAGCTGCAACCAATGCTGTAGCTGAAGTGGCTAAGATGAAAGAAGACAATCTTCGTGAAAACGTTTCAAAATCAATTGAAGGACTTCCTAGAATTGTTGGAACAGACGAAGATCGTAAACAGTTTGTCGAGATGGCTATGAAGATGGATGAAAAAGATCGTAAGTCCTATCTCGATTCTTTA